TTTGACTGGGGTGATAAAGATGGATGTTGATTTAAGAAAATTGGCTCGCGGTCGATGGCATTACATTTTGCCGATGCTCGGGGTCGATCAAAAGTTCCTGACGAAGAAGAACGGTCCCTGCCCTATGTGCGGCGGAAAGGATCGCTTCCGGTTCACGGACTTTCAGGGTGAGGGGCGGTATTATTGCACCCAGTGCGGGCCGGGCGATGGCTTCGATCTGTCCGGCAAGGTGACTGGCAAGAAGTTTCCAGAGATCAGAGACTGCATCATGCGAGTATCGGGGAGTGTTAGGCCAGTGGTCGAAACGGTCGATGTTGAGGGTTGCATCAAGGCGGCGGCCGAGCGTTGGAAGAAGGGGCGCACCCCTCCGGTGGACGGGCCAGTTCATACCTACCTGAGACAACGTCTCGGCGCGTTCCCTGCCAATGTTGAGAACATCCGCCAGTATGAGGGAAACCTGATTGCTCGTGTGTCAGGTCCGATGGGCGGTGGCGTAAACATCCAGACAATCGAATTGAAGACAGAGGCTGGCACAGTCATCCGAGGCGAAAAGAAGGTCATGAAGGGCGTTTTGCCGAAGGGTTCGGCGATCAGGCTTGCGGAGCCCTTCGATGGCGTTCTGGGCATCGCTGAGGGGATAGAGACGGCATTGAGCGCTTGGGGCCTGTTCGGTGTGCCGACATGGTCTGTGATCAGCACGACGGGCATGGTAAACTGGACCCCGCCCGAGGACGTAAAAACAGTGATCGTCTTCGGGGACAATGACGAGAACTTTGCCGGGCAGTCGGCCGCGTATTCCATCGCCAACAAGTTGGTGACGCAGTTTAAGAAGAGGGTCGAAGTCAGAATTCCTCCGATTGAAAGCGCGGACTGGAATGATGTGCTGAAGGTCAGGCTGAACAGTGGGCATCTTTGATGATGACGTTCTATTGGATCATAGGCTTGTTGCTGTTTGCCGTGCCGATTGGGCTGATGGTGTTGGTGGCCTTTATGGCGCTAACGGATCAGTCTACATTGGAGGAGCAACTTGAGGCGGCCGAATGGCTCCAAGACGTTGACGAAACGACAAAAAACTAATACAATTCAAACAGTTACGGTGATTGATATGGCTGAAGAAAAGGACGAGAAGGTTGAGGCTTCAAACCCATCCGGTGGTAAGAAAAGGAAGCGAAAGCCTGAAAAAGTGGCTTCTCAAGTCGAAGCGACAGAAACCGAAGATGATGAAGAGGACGAGGAAACCAAGCGGGCAAAGAAAGCCGCCAGAGAAAAGTGGCGAGCCAAAACCCTCGAAAGACTTTATGAACTGGGAATGCCCGTAACAGACGAGGCAACAGTCGAAGCCCTCATGCAAGCCTATGAGGCTGAATACAAGATTAACATGCTCATAGAGAGGGTAGGAAGACCAACCAAGTATCATCCTCTCCTGTGTGACTGGGCCATATGGCTCGGCAAGAGGGGATACAGCATCAGGCAGATCGCCGTTCTCTTCGATGTTTCACATGAAACACTTTATGCTTGGGGACGCGAAAAACCGGAATTTTCTGACGCTCTCACGCGCGCACGAGAAGCTGCGCAATATTGGTGGGAAACTGTCGGTCAGGCATCGCTGCATTCCAAGCAGTTCCAGTTTGGGCTTTGGAACAAGATCGTGTCGAGCCGCTTTAAGGCCGACTATGTTGACCAGCGGGGCCTTCCATACGATCCTAAGGCCGCGAAAGAAGTCACGGAGCGCAAGGTTCTCGTTCTCGACCCTGCCGATATGACGATTGAGCAAAAGGAAGCCGTTCTGACAGCGCTCGAACAGGCCAGACAGAAAGAGGAGCAATGAGTAGATTCACATGGGGCCTTTGTATGGCCTTGGCCGTGCTGCCAGCGGCTGCATCACCGGGGGTAGATGCGATGTTGGACGAGGCGGCCCGGAGACACAGCATTCCGGCGGACATCGTCCATGCCGTGGCGATGGTCGAAAGCACCAAAAGGTGCGGAGTGAAGAACGGTGGCTCACAGGGACTGATGCAAGTCCAGAGGGGAGCCGCCCGAGAAGTAGGTATCCAATTCCCGTTCAGATCCTGTGAGGATGAAATCGAGGCTGGTGTCCGGTATTTGAAGTTGGCCCTTGAGAAGGGCGGTTACGGGTGCAGCGGGATCACCCTTTACAACACCGGAATATACGCCAAGCCGCACTGTTCCGATTATGGAAGGAAGGTCATGAACATGAGGAAGAAGTTCCAATAATGTAAACGAAAAGTTGACATTACCCTGCCGAGGAGTAGGATGTGTTTTGTCCCTCGCCGGGACAGGTGGGCAGTCAATTGAACGCAAGCCTCTGGCTGCCCACCACTTAAACAAATAATTGAGATTGATATGAGCAAATCTTTTCGTATGGCTACGAAATTGATCCGTCCGGGCGGCGGTTGGCATGAGACCGAGGGCTTCGTTGTTACGTTCTGCCCTGACAAGATCTTTGATCAGGTCGTGATCGCCAGTAAATCTAAGTATGGGAACGACCAAGAGAAGATCAGCCTGTCTCTTGAGGAGGCAGAGTGGCTTGTGACGTTTATTAAACAGGCCAGAGAATCTTACGAGCAATGGAAGAAAAACAAAGATAACGAATATGGGATGCGAGATTATGGTGAAGGCATCTGACAAATACCGAAACTGGTTTGACAGCGATAAGTTGGTCTCTGATCTGATGGATCAGGCGGCCGACGATATTGACGAGCGCGATGCCGAGATTGAGCGGTTGCGGGAGGCGTTAAAAGATAAGGATGAATTGATCCAATATCTCGAAGGTCACATTGATGGCCTAAAAAAGTTTGTTGTTCAACAAAAGGAGAGTGAGTGATGGAAGTTTTATTACCAAGTCTGCCGGAGATAATCATCGCTCTGATTGGTGTTTTGGCGTGGCGGCACTATGAACGCATCAACCAACAAAAGGAAAGTGAATGATGGATATGACACGTCACTATCATGATTTGTATGGCGAGGAATCAAAAGATCAGAAAATCAAACGTTTGTATGCCGAGATTGAGCGGTTGCGGGAGGCGTTGAAGATATTTGCTATTTACGCAGATTATCTTGACGAGAATTATGGAGACCATCCTGACCATTATGTGTCTAAAGGATTTAGAGGAGAAATAATTACGTTTGGAGATTTTCGTAAAGCCCGTTCCGCCCTTCAACAGAAGGACAGTGAGTGATGGATATTGTTGAACAGCTTCGCAAATATCAATGTCCTGAAAACAAAGGGTGCAATCCTGTTGTTGATTATTGCCAATGCGCTTTGATGGATAGCGGAGCCGACGAGATTGAGCGGTTGCGGGAGGCGTTGAAAATAATTTCCTGCAAATGCAAATCAAATTGCGGAAAGGACGAAGGCAATTGTCTTTATTGGGTCGCCCGTTCCGCCCTTCAATAAAAGGAGAGTAAGTGATGGATGATAAAATTTACGTTGAGCCTCATGAAGCAACATGCACCATATTTTTAAAACAAGGGAAAAAAGTGTTTATCATCAAGGAAGATGGAACCCCTATGCTTGGGCCAGACGCAACGGTTGATGACGCGGCAAGAGTATTGGTTGATGCTCTCGCAGAAGGGATGCATAGATATATTTCTTCAATAAAAGCGGATAATGAACAATTGCGTGAAGCGTTGCGAGCCATAAATCGTAAAAATGATAACCCTGCTTGGTTCAATCCTGACATTCATGAAATAGTTGAAACCGCCCTTCAACAAAAGGATACTGAGTGATGGACATCAAGACGCGTCTGACTCGATGCTGTGGCAAGCCAATCGGCGGCGACAATTGCCGTGAAGGACTGCGTTGCTCCGACTGCTTTGATAAGTTGGAAGGGTTGCGTGAAATTGAAGAATTGAGAGAAGTGTTAAAACCATTTGCAAAAATTGCTGATGATTATGAAACCCTTCATGACGAGGATTATGTCAGCGTCCACAGGCATGACATTGAACTGCGTCATTTTAGGGCGATCCGTTCTGTCTTTAATAAAAGCAAGGTGAAACATGGCGACCGTGAAAAAGGGGACGATAACGCCACCGCCGCAGTGGTGGAAGCATCTGAGAGATTGGAAAAGGGTGTTTTGGAAACGCGAGCGAAAGGCGCAAAACAAAGAGGCGCGGAAACAAAATGAACTTCATCGGTGATCTGTCGCGCCAAGACGCATGGGTGCTTGAAGAGTATGGGCACAGATGCCCGCGCATTCTCGAATTTGGTGCAGGTGGATCGACTCAGATCTTTGCTCAGTGCCAACCGACGGTGCTGATTAGCGTTGAGACTGCACAGGAATGGATCGACAAGACCAAGAAGAACTTGGCTCGGTATCAGCCATGCACTGATCCGGTATTCGTTCGATATGCCAGTCATCCGAGGCAGGAATACGATCTAATTTTCGTCGATGGCGTGTGGGATCTGCGTTGGGATTTTGCTCAAACGACATGGCCATTGCTGCATAAGAATGGCGTGATGATTTTCCACGATACACGGCGATGGTTCGATGCGCACAATGTGTTTGATCTGGCCAAAATGTATTGGAACGAAATCGACAAGATCTACATGAATTTGGACGATAGCAATTGCTCTATCATACATAAGCGCCCGAAGGTTGAGTATGTGAATTGGAACTACAGCGAAGGCAAACCGTTGTGGATGTATGGGCAGGGCGATCCGCCAGAGGGGGAATGATGACACCGAACACAATCCACTATGTTTACCCGGCATGGCCAAACACACGGCCGCTTTCGTATGTAAACTATATCTGCGTGAAGTCCGCGATTGAAAACCATCATCCCGACAAGGTGAAGTTCTGGATTGATGGCGATCCGGTGGACAATGAATGGTGGCGCAAGATTCAGGATATGGTGACGGTTGAGCGCCGACCGATGAATGGTTCATATCGAGGCATTGGAATTGAATGGCCGCAGCACCAATCAGACGTGACGAGGCTTGAGATCTTGAAGGAAGAAGGCGGGATATACCTTGATACTGATGTTCTGGTTCTCCCATCATTTGAAATCATACTGGATGAAGAGAGCGATGATTTCGTAATCGGGACAGAACCGGGTGATAAGTCATTATGCAATGCGGTCATGATGTCACCTAAAAAGCATCCATTTATTGAGGAATGGTTGGACGTTATGCCAGCAGCTTTGGCATCCAACGTGTGGGCCAAAGGTGGCGTTGTTTCGCCCTTTGAAATTGCAGAATCATATACGACTAATTTGGTCATAATGGAGGCAGACAATTTCTGCCCCTTTGACTTGCATTATCCGTATGCTTTTGAGCCGAGGCTTACAAGGGCGGCGGAGGCTTTGACGGTAGACTCAAGCGCAATTCATCTGTTTGAAACCTATTGGCGCGATACCATTAAGAACATCACTCCAGAGTGGGTTGAGAAGAACGACTGTTATTTCTCGCGATTCGTTAAAGGGGAAATCGAATGATCTTGCAATTAAACCCTCCCATTCCGGTGGAGACACCCAAGGGTAAGGCTTTGGCCCAACTTGTGATAGACTATGGCCCCGAGCATGATTTGCTTTGGGTTTGTTTTCAGGACAACACGAAGGAGTGCTGGACATGGGGAAATCCGCAGATCAGGGCGCAAACAAATATTACGATGGACCGAATGCCATCGGACCCGAAGACCGCCTCATTTCCATTGGATGGCATTGGAATTACGGCTTTTTACGACGCAGCGAAATGGACAACAGGGATAACTACAAGGGCTACTGTTACGAAGCCCCTGACGGTGACATGATTTATACAGAACGGGTGGATCATGATAAAATATGTTTCTTCAATGAGTGGTTGGACGGCGAAACGCACGAAAAGTATCTTACTTTGGACCCGCGACCGACTAAGTTTTTGGTGGAAGAATATGGCTCTCGAAGCCATCCGGGTCGTGTGCAATTATGATTATCGGTTCGCCGCTGGTGCTGTGATGTGGGCCTTTCGGCAGCGCTGGCATATCTTCAAGATGCGTTGGCCAGTCTATAAACGGCTGCATGAATTGGAGAAGGATTATTGGCATCTTTGGGATCAGTGGGCCGAATTGGACTTACAGCATCGGTCGCTGTATATCAAATATCAGGATCTAAATGATGAAGTTCGATATTGGGAAACACGACACGCAAAGATAATGAACTACATCGAAAAGAAAATGGAACTGGACGAAACTTGGGGGAAGTAATGGACAATCCGCATATCTTTTTGGCCACGCCGATGTATGGCGGCCTTGCTCATGCGAAATACATGGAGAGCATTTTGATGCTTGCCAATTTCGCGCGGGAGAACAACGTGAGCATTACGTTCTCGTTCATGGGCAACGAAAGCCTGATCACTCGAGCGCGCAATGCATTGGCGCATGGGTTTATGACCACGCCATGCACACATCTGTTTTTCGTCGATGCGGACATTGGCTTTAGGCCGATTGATGTGATCCGCATGATTAAAGCCGACAAGGACATCATTGCGGGTGTATATCCGAAGAAGGACATCAACTGGCTTGCCGTTGGCGCGGCCGCCCGCAGCGGAGTGCCGGACAATCAACTGTTCCGGCACACGGGCGACTTTGTGATCAATGTCGATAATGCTCCCGAGGGCGGGTTCAGTGTTCCGACCGATGAGCCATTCCCTGTCCGCAACGCTGGCACAGGACTGATGCTGATCAAACGCAGGGTCTTTGAAATCCTGAAGGACCATGTCCCGTCATACACGAACAACATGACGATGCAGAACCAATCGTTGCAGATGAAGCCGGACAAGATCTACGAGTATTTTGCGACAAGTATTGACCCGGAACACAACGTCCTTCTTTCGGAGGATTATCACTTCTGCCAGTTATGGAAAAAGACAGGCGGTGAAGTGCATATCGCGCCGTGGGCAGATCTGACCCACAACGGAACATATGAATTTTCAGGACATTTTCAGCGAAAGCCGACCTAAAAATGTTAAAGAGGAAGCAACGATATGGAAAACTTTCTGATGATAATTGGCTGGGCGGCGATCGTTTATCTTCTGTTAGAAGGGAAATAGAAGCAAAAAAAGATCGGCTTGCCCTGTTTTCCGGCACGGAATTTGAGGAATATGATTCTCTCGTAAATATTTATCGCGAGGCCCTTCAAGGCAGCCTGTATTTGTTCTTGCGTGAATTCTGGCGATACATCGACCCGTCCGAATTTACTGAGGGCAAGGCCATTCAGGCTGTTTGTCGGCATCTTGAGGCGGTGAAAGATGGCCATATCAAGCGCCTGATCATCAACATTCCTCCGCGCTGTGCGAAGTCCTCAACAACGAGCGTTGCGTTTCCTGCATGGGTATGGGCGCAAGAAAAGGCGCATTGGTCGCCGACTTGCGGGCCGGGCGTTCAGTTTCTCCATGCGTCTTATGCCCAGCAATTGGCTTTGCGTGATTCGGTGAAGTGCCGCCGACTGATTGAAACGCCGATGTATCAAAAGTTGTTCGGCAGTCAGGTCACTCTTACGGGGGACCAGAACACAAAGACCCGCTTCGATAATACTATGCGGGGCTCGAGGCTCTCTACGTCGGTCGGCTCGGCCCTGACGGGGGAAGGCGGGAACATTATCGTGGTTGACGATCCGAACGCCGCGCAGGAAGCGTTTTCTGATGCCACAATCGAAAGCACGATTGAATGGTGGGACAGCGCCCTCTCGACGCGTCTCAATGACCCGAAGAGCGGCGCGTTTGTGATCATTCAGCAGCGGCTTTCGGAACAGGATTTGACCGGATACATCCTTGAAAAGGACGTGGGCGAATGGACCCACCTTATGCTGCCAATGCGGTATGAAGAGGATCGGTCCTATTACACGAACATCGGCTGGAAAGACTGGCGCACAGAAGAGGGCGAACTGCTCTGGCCCGAGCGATTTGGCGAGCGCGAAGTGGATTTGCTTGAACGCCAATTGGGCCCATGGGCGGCCGCAGGTCAGTTGCAGCAACGGCCGGAGCCGAAGGGCGGCGGTATCATCAAGCGCGAATGGTGGCAGTTGTGGGAGGGCTCCGGATGGCCGCAGTTTGAATATGTGATTGCGGCGCTCGATACGGCTTATACGACAAAGGAAGAGAACGACCCGTCAGCCATGACGATTTGGGGTGTCTTCTCCGGCGGAGATCAGGTGGCACAGGCCACGCGTGTGGCTACAAAAGACGGTGAATTTGTCAGCGCGATCAGCCGAACATATACTAACAAACAGCCTCGGCGCATGATGATGATTCACGCATGGCAGGGTCGTTATGAACTGCATGAATTGGTCCAGAAGGTTCAAGATTCCATGCGAACTTACAAGGTCGATAAGTTGCTGATTGAAAACAAAGCGTCAGGCATATCAGTCTCGCAGGAAATGCGTCGGCTGTATGGTTATGAGGACTTTGCGGTGCAATTGATTGATCCGAAGGGGCAGGACAAGGTCGCTCGATTGTATTCGATCCAGCATCTGTTTGCAGAAGGGCTGATCTACACGCCCGAACGCTCGTGGTCTGATGCGGTGATTAACCAGATGGCCACGTTTCCGAAGGGCAAGCATGATGACTTGGTGGACACAGTCAGTATGGCTTTGAGGCATCTGCGCGAGATCGGAGAGATCGTGCGTGACGATGAACGTGAGGCCGAAACAAACCGAAACATGGAATTCACAGGAAGGCCGTTGGAGCCGCTATACTGACAAGTCTGAGGGGGACTGGATGCGCGTTTTGGTTACGGGTGGGGCGGGCTTTATCGGCTCGCACCTGACTGCGAAGTTGATCCAGAAGGGCCACAACGTGACCGTCATGGACAATCTTTACACAGGCAAGGTCGAGAACATTCCAAGTGGCGCAAACTTCTATGACGGGAACATCATCTATTCTCGGCCGCCGGGCGATTACGATTGGATCTTCAATCTGGCATGCCCTGCCAGCCCTCGGTGGTATCAGGAGAACCCGCTCAACACTTCACTGACCAATGTGAAGGGCATGATGAACATGCTCGAAATTGCGCTTTCCTCGGGCGCGCGCATTCTACAGGCATCGACGAGCGAAGTGTATGGTGACCCGCTGGTCTCGCCACAGCACGAAGACTATTGGGGCAATGTTAATCCGATTGGTTTGAGGGCTTGCTACGATGAAGGCAAGAGAATGGCCGAGACCTTATGTTATGATTATAGCCGTCAGTATGGGGTGGATATTCGGGTTGCTCGCATCTTCAATACCTATGGCCCTCGCATGTCGATAAACGACGGCCGTGTGGTCAGCAATTTCATCGTGCAAGCGCTGCGTGATGAGCCGATTACAGTCTACGGCGACGGCAGTCAGACGCGGTCGCTATGTTATGTCGATGACACTGTCGATGGCTTGATCGCGCTCATGCAGTCTGACGAGAAGCGCCCGGTCAACATCGGCAACAATCACGAAATTACGATGATACAGTTGGCCGCAAAGATTGCGACGAGGACGAGAAGCCAGAGCAAGATTGTGTTTGATGATCTGCCGCAAGATGATCCGCAGCGCAGAAAGCCTGACCTGAAACGCGCAATGGAATCGTTGAATTGGTCGCCGAGCGTATGGCTTGATGACGGGCTTGATATGACAATCCAATACTTCAAGGGGATTATATGAAGCATGATCTTAATGCGAAATGTTGACCCGAAGGCTGTGGTGAAATGGTTTAACAGTTACGGATCATCGGAGACCATAAGATCTAATCCGCACTTGCAACAATGGACAGGCAAGGGTTGGGTTATGAAACTGCAATATGAAGTGGGCGTTATTCACTTCTATCTGATAATTGAATTTAGCAATGAGGAACTTGAATATGCCTTCTATAGCAGTTGTCACAGCCACGACTGGACGGGATACTCTCAAGCAAACAATTGAGAGCGTTGCCGCGCAAACTGTTGCATGCAAACACTATGTTATTAATGACGGTGTGCCGATGTCATCTGATTTAATTTCATGTCTTACGCATGTAAACTATTGTTTTTTGCCTGTTAAAACTGGTGGCAACGGCATGATGAATGGCGGCATCATCGCCGCATCTGCATATCTTGTGCAGGAGGATTTAATCTGCTGGCTAGATGACGACAATTGGATTGAGCCAGATCACCTTGAAACGCTGCTCGCAGCAAAGGAGGACAAGCCTTATGCTTACTCGCTTCGCAAACTGGTTGAACCAGATGGAACATTATTTGACTACGATGACTTTGAGTCTTTGGGCATACACAGCGGTTTTATTGATCTAAACTGCTATCTTATGGATCGCCAGTTAGCGGTTCAACTTGCGCCGCTTTGGTATAAGACCACAGGCGATTTGATGGTCGGTGATCGCTATGTGTATGATTGCTTAAGAGGCAACAGTCTCCCATACGGCGAGACAGGCCAATACACAGTCAACTATCGTTTGAACCCGAAGCGTGATTTGCGCCCATGGTTCTTCGATGGAAACATTAAAAACCGTGCCAAATATTCCGGCGATCTGCCTTGGAGAAAGCAATGAACTTTGCTCAAGCCGTCAGCAAAATGCGCGGCCCCAATAAGATGCACATCATCTGCATCGACGTGACCAACAAGTGCGACCTTGCTTGCTCCAATTGCACTCGTCTGTTGGAGAATCAGGACTCACATTGGGACATGACACCTGAAAATTTTCGTGCGGCGCTCCGCAGCCTGAAAGGATACTGGGGCGTGATTGCCATGATCGGTGGCAATCCGTGCATGCACCCGAAGTTCAAGGAACTGTGCCAGATCTTTGTCGAAGAAGTGCCGAACCGCATGCAACGCGGCCTGTGGACCAACAATTTCTTCAAGCATAAAGACCTGTGCGTTGATACATTTGGGACATTTAACCTAAACAGCCATGGCGCAGAGCGCGCCGAAGGACCATTGGAGGAACTTGCACAGGTTGCCCGAGAGCGCGGCGGACTTGTCTGGAACTATAAGGGCAATTCACAGCATGCGCCGATCCTGACAGCCATCAAGGATTTATATCCTGAAAGCACGATGTGGCAGATGATCACCGAATGCGACATCAATCGTGAATGGTCGGCCTCGATTGTGCAGGTAAACGGCGATATTCGGGCCTATTTCTGCGAAGTTGCGGCCAGTTTTGACCTTGCAAGGGGCGAAGATCATGGCCATCCGGTGGTCGAAGGCTGGTGGAAACAGGGAATTGAGGACTTTTCCGACCAAATCGGGCATTTTTGTCCGGGTTGCGGTGTCGCGGCGAAGCAAAAACCAGTTCTGGACAAGGAAGAAGTCGATTGCGTGACTGAAAGCAACTTAGATTTGATGAAAAAACCAAAAAGAACGGTGCTTTATGTGCAATCGGCTGATAGATCGAACGAACCAAGGCGCACAACGCTCTACAACCCAGTGGTGAGATAATGAATCACTATCATCAGAAGATCCAAGGTTGGTTTCAGTGTGAACCACTTTACCGCCGGATGGTCGAACAGGCCAAAGACGGCTCAATTTTCGTGGAAGTTGGTGTTTGGAAGGGCAAATCAGCCGCTTTTATGGGTGTTGAGATCATAAATTCGAAGAAAAAGATCGAATTTTACGCTGTCGATCACTTTAAGGGGTCGCCAGAGCATCAAGATGACCCGACGATCAAAGGAAAAACGCTCAAAGAGGAGTGTTACAAGAACCTTGAGCCAGTTATGAACGTGGTGAAAATGCTTCCAGTGCCATCACTTGAGGCCGCAGCCATGTTTGCTGATGGTTCCATTGATTTTGTCTATATCGACGGCGCGCACGAGTATGATGATCTGAAGTCAGACATCATTGCGTGGGGTCCAAAGGTCAAAAACGGTGGGATAATTGCCGGAGACGATTACGGTATCGGTCGGCATCCGGACGTGAAGCGGGTTGTTGATGAGATCTTCCCGTCGGCGGTCAAGGAAGGTATTGTTTGGATCTATACGAAATAAAATCGGTGAAGGTGGCCCACGAGGGCGAGGCTAGGTCCATTCTAGCAATCGGTGCGGTTCAAATCCGCTGTCACCGTCATTTCGTCGGATTAGCCCAATGGCAGAGGCAGAGGACTTAAAATTCTTAAAGTGATGGTTCGAGTCCATCATCCGACACCACGGAGGCTTGGCAGAGCGGTTGAATGCGTCTGGTTTGAAACCAGAAGAACCTGAAAGGGTTTCGTGGGTTCGAATCCTACAGCCTCCGCCATATCGCTATTGATGCAGATTTGATGTATTATCCGCCAAATTGCGCGGAGATAAGCATGTCGAGAGTATTGGCTAATGCCGTCGTGGACGTGATCAAGCCAGCCACGGCGACCCATATCGGTCACTTTAAGGTCGAAGTATGGGGTCAACCGCCATATGATTACGTCAGAACCTATGAAATTCAGGCAAAAAACGATACAGTAGCCGCTCAAAGCGGGATCGCCCGTTTCGTAAAAGAAATGGAAGCCCTGCCTCAACCCGAGGAAAATTGAAATGCCGACAGCCGGACTCGTCCCTCACAATCTGCGTCTGGTCGATGATCAGCAAGCCAGTCCCGTTTATTCTGGTGAAGACGTGGAAGTTCACGTCGATGAAGGTCAACCAAACTTTGAGACCGACGATAAGGGGAATGTGACTAAGATTGAACATGAAGATGGCTCAATCAGCATTTCCCTTGATGGCCGCCCGATTGAAATGGGCGAATCAGAGGCCGAGAAGGCGAAGGAATGGTTCCGCAATCTGGTCGATGACATTGATCCGGGCGAACTGTCCCGCATCGCCGAAGAACTTATGAGTGGCATTGATGACGATTTGTCGAGCCGCCGCGAATGGATTGAAGATCGCGCGCAAGGAATCAAATTACTTGGTCTCAAACTTGAAATTCCCGGTCTACAGGGGACTGCGGATGGTGCGCCTGTCGAAGGCATGTCGAAGGTTCGGCATCCGCTTCTTTTGGAAGCGGTCCTTCGTTTTCAAGCCAATGCGCGATCAGAACTGCTGCCAACAGATGGTCCGGTCAAAGTCAGGGTCGATGCAGTCTCAGACACGGTGCAGCAGGATTTGCTCGCCAATGCGCTTGAGAAAGATCTGAACCATTATCTGACCACGACGGCATCCGAGTATTATCCCGATACGGACAGAATGCTTCTGATGCTTGGCTTCGGCGGAACCGCTTTCAAGAAGGTTTATTATTGCCCGCTGCGGTCACGTCCTGTTTCAGAAAGCGTTGATGCGGATGATTTGATCGTCAACAACATGGCGACTGATCTGCGCAATGCAAAGCGCGTAACGCATCGCACCTTCATGCGCCCATCGACAATCAAGCGTTTGCAGATCCTCGGTGTGTATCGTGATGTCGATCTTGGCAATCCGATGCCAGCAGATTTTGACTCCGTGCAGCGTGAGAAAGATGCGCAACAGGGCATTAATCGCGACAGTTTCAAGCCAGAAGATCGTGATCGCGAAATTTACGAATGCTATTGCGAACTGGACATTCGCGGCTTTGAACACAAATACAAAGGCAAGGTTACGGGCTTAGAAATCCCGTATCGCGTTACAATCGACGTTTCGACGAAAGAAATCCTATCTATCGTCCGCAATTATGATGAAGAAACTTCGGAACTTCCTGAGTCGCGCACCAATTTCGTCAAATACACGTTTGCGCCGGGCATGGGTTTCTATGACATCGGCCTGTTGCACATCCTCGGCAACACAACGAATGCAGTGACGGCAGCGTGGCGTGAAATGCTCGATGCTGGGATGTTTGCAAACTTCCCCGGCTTCTTGATGGCCGACACAGGCGCGCGCCAGAACACAAACATCTTCCGTGTTCCACCCGGCGGTGGTGCTTTGGTCAAAACGGGCGGATTGCCTATCAATCAGGCCATCATGCCGTTGCCGTATAAAGAGCCGGGCGCTGCTCTTATGAACCTTGTCCAGAACATGGCTGAAACAGGACAACGCGTCGGCGGCACATCCGAATTGCAGGTCGGAGAAGGCCGAGCAGATGCGGCGGTCGGCACAACGCTTGCCATGATTGAGCAAGCCACAAAAGTTATGAACGCAGTCCACAAGCGACTGCATGCAGCACAGGCTGAAGAATTTCAGTTGTTGGTGCGTTGCTTCCGCGAGCATCCGGAATCGTTCTGGGATCGCTGCAAGCGCCCGACAGTCGAATGGAACGAGCAGACCTTCATGGAAGCGCTCAACGACTGCGAATTGGTCCCACAGGCTGATCCGAACACAGCCAGTGCCACGCAGCGCCTGATGAAGATTATGGCCTTGAAGACGCTCCAGAGCGCCACGCCTTCGATGTATGATCCGGTTGCGGTCGATACGGCGGCCCTCAAGGCTATGGGCTGGTCTAACCCCGAACAGTTCCTCGTTCCGGCAACTGCGCAGCAAAACCCGCCGCCAGAACTTCTTGAAGCCATGGCGAAGATTGAGAACGAAAAGCAGAAGACACAGATCGCTGCTCAAGATTCTCAGGTAAAGGCTATGGAAGCACAGGCCAAAATCCAACAGGATAATGAGCGTTTGCAGATCCAAAGGGTTCAGGCGCAAGCCGATATTATTAAGAAACAGGCCGAGGCTGACTTTAGCGCTGAGGAATTAAATCATAAGACGCATGACCGAGCATCGGCCGAGCGTATTCAGTTGATCGACCTTGCCCAGAACTTGGCTGTCCATCCCGAAAGCGCGCCGCTTGTTGGCCCACTTATCGAACCAGCACTCCGCGAGATCGACGAGCAAGAGAAAATGGCAGGGCTCGGTGGCGCAATGCCACCAACACGTCCACGGTAATTGAGAGGCAAAGATGGCAGGGTTTGACACGAAGGAAATGATGAATCGTGCCATCCGTTACATGGCTCAGACTGCCATGGAGCGAGCCGCCGGAGGGTGGGTTCCGCCGAAGGAGCGTGAGCGTCAGCAAAAAGAGGCTATGCGCGCCGAAGAAAAACAGGCTCGTCAGGCCGAGAAGCAGCATAAAGAAGCCATTCGCGCGCACGAGAAAGAGCAAAAGTTGCTCTCAAAGCAGTTCCCGACACAATATATGCCGAACGTCGGCCGTCAGGTTATGGCGAAGGGCGGCAATGTCGGTGGCGATACTGCAAAATTTAAGGGACGCAATTTTTGGTCTGGCGTTTTTGACGCGCACGATGGAACGATCAGAGAAGTTCATCCGTATAAAAAAGCACAAGCGGCGGACTTCCACCATTCGTATTATGTTTCCGCTCATCTGCAAGATGCCATGAAAAATGGAGACGCAGGTTTCTTCTGGGTTGATAAGGGTGGAAAGGTGAACACCCTTTGGCGCGATGAAGAAGCGCCTGACCATATTGTTGATGCCATCCATAGTCAGATTGATAGAGAGGGCATGTCTTCCGGTGGAACGCCGGATGATCGCAATCAGGTTGGCTTATACAGCAAAGCCGCGCGCACGGTCGCTGCATTGCCGCAGAAGAAGGCCACCGGAGCGCAGATGGTTGCCGCTCTGCGAGATCCAAAGCGTGGCGTGAAGAAAGAAGAATTGATCAATTCTGGATTGATGCTGCCTTCTGGGGAAGCGCATCCTGATTGGGCCAATCGCTCTGTCACTGCGGATGAACTTGCAAAACACTTCAGAGATCAGCAACCGCAAATCGAAGAAAAAGTGCTTGGCCGCCAGCCAACAGGATATAAGCACAAAACATCTGATGAGTGGAATGAGGCAGTTGCACAGGCTGAACTTGCTGGCAATTGGGAAGAAGCCAATCGTCTTCAAGAGGCATGGGAAAAATCAGAAGCGGCTCCGACAAAGTATCATGAGTGGACATTGCCCGGCGGTGAAAACTATCGTGAAGTTCTGTTAAAGTATAATCCAGAAGGAAATCGTTTACCTGAAGGTCATGAAATACAAAAAATTGAATATGATGATGGTCGTGTTGGATATTTTGCAGTTACGCCAACAACGAGAAGCCGTGTCTATTGGAATGAAGATGATGCAAAAAAAGATTTGCAATCATCAATTGAAAATTTAAAGGATTGGCGAGAAAAAAAGAATGGCTTTATATCTCAGCATTGGAGCGATCCAAACGTCCTTGCTCACATTCGCATGGCTGATCGCATGGGACCAAATGGTGAAAAGATTCTTCACGTTGAAGAATTGCAATCTGATTGGGGCCAAAAAGGGCGCGAAGAAGGATTTGGTGTTCCTCCAGAAGAAGAGGAATTGTGGCAAAAAACAGAAAAGCGAATGAAAGAAATTCGCAGTAGAGAAGCGCAAATCATTGCCAATGAATTGGAAGGCAAGCCTGTAGACAAGCGCGAATTGCAACAACTGTATATTGAGCGCCAAAGACTTACGCCTGTTTATTCTGCACTTGAATTGAAGCGCGATACCGCAGTGCCTCACGGTCCTTATGTCACTTCGACAGAAGGATGGACTGATCTTGCTTTGAAGCGCGTTTTGAAAGAAGCCGCAGAAGGCGGATACGATAAGATTGTGTTTACGCCGGGTGAAGAACAGGCGAAGCGTTACAATTTAAGCGCTCATGTTGATCGTCTTGCATACGACCCTGAAGAAAAAACGCTCAGTTATTGGAAAAAAGGTGCGAATGCATGGACTGATCATCCAGAATATGTAGAACCAAATAAATTGCATAAGGTAATTGGCAAAGAAGCAGCGAAGCAATTGCTTGCAACGGAGCCAAACAAGTTGAGTGGCATCCATTCAATGGATACTAAAGACCTTGTTATTGGCGAAGAAGGGATGAAGGCATATTACAACCAGATTGTCCCGTCTCGTCTTCAAGATTTGGTTAAAAAACACGACCCGAATGCGCGGGTTGGTGTGTCTCAAATTGGTAATATTGTTCCTAAAAACACGGAATTGGAACAATTCTCGCAAAGCATCAACTTCGAACAGCCCGCGCAGCCAAAAGCGCCGATACAATTTACGGGCGCATCTTTAGATGTCACTCCGCAATTGCGTGAAAGCGTTATGAAGGGGCAAGAGGCATACAAGCGCGGCGGAGAAGTTGATGGTTACGCCGATGGCGGTTCTCCTTCACTCAGCCAAAGAATTCTTGATTACGCCGAAACACTTCCTACGGCGGAAGAAAACATTGAAACAATCAAGAAGTTTGGCCGTAATGTAGGTGAAGGCGCTGCTGATATTGGCAAACGTGTTTTTTCTGGCTTTGAAAAAATGGCAGAGAGAGCATTGGACCGTAACCCACCACCAACCGTTCGCGCGGGTGAACGCCCTGTGTATGTTGAGCCAAAACGCGAAGAGCCACCGCAAAGACTTTATGTTTTGCCTGATGGTCGCAGGGTATCAGGTGCGGAACTTGAAATGCACAACGAAATGATGCGTGAGCGTTTTGAAGAACAGTATGCGATGCCTCGCGTTGTTCAAGAAAACATGCCACCACAAAATCGTCCTGTGCCGACGCGCGCGCCCATGCGTGAAAAGTTGCTGCGCCAAGAACAACAGGCAAACGTAAATCGTCCTGTCGTTCTGCCAGAACGGAAGGGCTTTGACTTTCCACAAGTCTACAAAGACATCATGAGCGATGAGCCTCAGATGGAGTGGACAAAAGGGATGACCCCTCGTGAACAGGCTGCGCCAGTTAAAACGGCCGAAGGTTCAATTTTTGCATCACGGGGGAATGATGGTAGTGAATCAAATGCATCTGGCCCATTGGAAGTAAGCGTTACAAAAACAATTACAGGGCCAAAAGATGTGTATCTGGGGACAGGAGACACACCAAATCCGTTCCATAGCCATCAAACTATGGTTGCTTCTGCGCCAGAGTATGAAGGTCAGGTTGTGCCAATCCCTGACACGCCAGCAGATCGTATGGGCGAGCATCATCTTCCAAGGTTAATTTGGCCGATCCATGAATTAAAAAACAAGGAAGGATACAAAGCAAAGCAAGGATTGGAAGATTATAATTCTCCGGCATCCGCTATTGGCGAGCGTTTTCCAACCAAAGAAGATGTTGATTTTTATCGTTCGGTTGATGCAACTTATGGCCGTCCGGAAGCGGGATATTTGCAACAAGGCGCTCGAGGCAGTTTCTACGATGACTTAACCAATATGACGAGCCGACAAGGCGGGTATCGTCGCGATATGACACCGCAAGAGTCAGACGCGTTTAATGCTGCTTATATCGCAGCGCAAAGAAATCCAATTGCTGCGCTTGGATTCCGCCCTGAAGAATTTGATTTTTCAGGCAGCCCTATTCCGCAAACAACGGCTGGGATGGTATCGTCACCACAGAGCCGCATTTATGCCGATCTAAAGTTCCCATCTGTTGCTGTGCATGAAGCAATACATCGTGGTCTTCTTGAAATTAGAAACGAAGATTACAATGCGTATCTACAAAAAACTGGTAGCCTGTTGCAGGAAATGAATGATCTGGCAAAGCAGCCTTACAGTTCTGAAAAGTCAAAAAGGTTTTTTAAAATCAGTGAAGAACTAGATGCATTAAGAAAACAGCCAACAGACCCTGATATTTTCCCGCCCGGTCAAATTGGTGACGCGGAAGGAAAAGAGGACGAACAAGAAATGTTTGTCCGCTCTTTGATGTATAAAATGTTCGGGCCTGTTGAAGCATATGAAATGGAACGCCAACTAGTTAATGGCGATGTCATAAAAGAATACCCGCAAGAAAAACTTGAGCGCTTTATGAGCGACAATGCAGACCGCATTGCTCGTCTCGAACAACGCGCAATGAAAATGCTGCAAGAGCGCCAACGTGCGGCTGGACCGCGCGCAAGAGGCGGAGCGGTTCGTGGTAAATATGCTTTTGGCGGCAATCCGGGCGATATTGCAGGTGGCGGATTTGGCACTGGCAACGTCGGTGGCGGCAGTTCTATCAGCAGCGGCGGAAGCATGGCAGAGGCTCGGGCGGCTGATCGCGCTTCTGTTTCTGGCTATTCTGCCGACTCCGGAGGCGGCTCATCGTGGAGCGGCGGCGGCGGTGGCGGTGGAGGCCGAGACAGTTCACCATCAAGAGATCGCGGCACAAGCGGTGGCGATGGCGGTCGTGATTTTAGCATCGGTGGGCCACAAGGTCTCACAGGCGCGCCCGCTTTTGGCCGTCCAGAACAAGGAACAGATACCTATAATCTGGACAATCGGCCTCCAATGACGGTGGGCGCTCGTTTCAGTCCAAATATCGGCGCAGATCTAGTGAAAGAAGCCGTCACGCCTGATTTTAGCACAGGCAACAGTCCATTGGCCTCTGGCGTTTCGTCATACGATCAGAACGCAATCAACGCTCTGTATGATCGCATGCGCGCAGAACAACAAGCCGAGCGCAACGAATCATATGAGCGCTCTGTTGTTGGCCCAACAACGCCGCAAATTAATGTTCCGAATGCGGGCGATCTTTATGGTGCAACGGACGCGCTGTTGGCTGTTAATCAAAAACCGTCTGGCATGTTTGGGCAGCCAGAATTTGGCACAACGCGATTTGGTCAGAACCCGATGCAGTCAGGTTTCCCAAAACAGTCAGATATTGAAACGAGAGCATCTGGCCCATTTTCTCAGCCAAACAGGCCAATTACGCCAACGCCATTCTCGGGATATCCGCAGGAAGTGCAGAATGCGCTCAATCCAATAAAACCGGATTCCGCATTTGGCCAAACTTTGATTGACCCAACAGGCAAATATACGAATCAGGCTCTGGATCAGATGGGCGTAGCGACTGATGCGGTGACAATGCTCAATTCGCCGACTTTGGCGGGTGCTTTTGTTCGCGCGTTCACTCCAACACCGACACCTGCAACTGCGCAACAGCAAGCTGCAATTGAGCGGATGTATCGCCGTGACTTGAACACAGGCGTTCCCGCAAACTTTGCGACACCGGAAGGCATGGCAGAGCGTTACGGCGCTCCGGGTGCAACGCCATTGGCACGGCCGGGCCAGACCCCGACGGCCTATCTGAGCGCAGGGCCATCGGCATCCACCGGAAGGCAGGACATGCCAATCGGTTCAACTTCAGTCGCGCCATCGCAGTCAGCGAATCAAACGCCAAGGGAAAATTTTGAACAGGCGTTTGCAGCCGCTCGCGCGCGCGGAGAACAGACGTTCCCGTGGACCAATCCAGCGACTGGTCAAACGATGCTTTACACGACCCAACTGGGCCGAAAGCAGGGTGGCCGAGTGCCGTCCCTGAAAGAGCCGGAACAGTGGGAGTGCAAAGAAAAGCGTTGAGTCGCTATTGTGACGCTCGGACCTATGTTATCTTCTCAGAAGTCTTGATCTGCCCAAGACCCCCTATCCGGCAGACCGGAGGACGCTCCGGCAATCCTAGTGGAGCCACTTATGTATGATCTCGCTAAAAAAGCCCGTGCGGGCATGAAGTCAAAGGCAGAGCGCCTTGCCGGAGAAAAAGATCGTAAGACGGATTCGTCTGATTGGTCGCCAGCAGAACCATTGAATGCAGATGTAAAGACAGGCATGCGTCCTGTGTCTCGTCGTGCATATAAGGACGGCGGTAAAGTTGCAGGTAGCGCGCCGAAGGGCCGCGCTGATCGCAAGCCGCGCAAAGCAGGTGGCAAGGTTGAAGCAAAGGGCGAACAGCCGTTGGTTGATCGTTATGTCAATCGCGACCTGAAGAAGGCAAATGAATATCGCGATGGCAAGAAGCACATCGGTGGCCTGAAAACAGGCGGTCGTGCGGGTAAATTATCTGGTGGCGCTCTGAAGCGTTACACTGAAAAGGCCAACGAAGATCAAGATTGGCGTGAAGGCATGCTTGGCTCAATGGGCCGTGATCTTGAAGGCCATATGTTTGATGCCAAACAAAAATGGAAAATGAAGAAGCGCGAAAAAGGCGTGGAATTGGCTGAAGAGAAATTGGAAAGAAAGGGTTGGAAGCGCGACCCTGATTCCGGTAATTACGAACCGCCAAAAGATAAAGATGACAAAGACGGAAAAGCGCATGGTGGCCGCGCCAAAAAAGAAATTGGCGGGGCAATTGATGCCATCGCCAGTGGCAAAGTAAAAGGTCTTATCCCGACTGTTATGGGAACGATGGATAAGGATAAAGACGGAAAAAGCGGCGGTTTGTTGAAAAACGGTGGCCGCGCTCACAAGGCTGTTGGTGGTGAAGCGCCAGCAGAAAAGGTTGATATGACGTTTCGCTCAGGCAAAAAGCCCGGCGTTGAATTTAATAAACCTTACCCAGTTCCAACGCCTCGGGCCCGTCCTGCAAATCTTACTCCGGCGGCAAACAACAAAATCAAACCAGATCCAAGCAAATATTTGCCGGGCGATGTGATCACTGGTCCGCCGAAATATAAAGAAATGCCTCTCCCGCGTGGCTCTAAGCCAAAATATGAAAATATGCCTCTTCCGCGTGATTTTAAGCCAACATATGAAAATATGAAATCTGGCGGCCGTATGAAGCGCGCTGATGGTGGAAGCACCAAAAAATTAGCGTGGAACATGAGTGCTGCTGAAATGCTTGAGTCTTCGCGCAAGCGTCAAGAAGACGTGAAAAAGGGCGTTGAAGAAAGCAAGAAGAAGTATCCGGGCATGTCGGCGATTGAACGCGCAGAGCAGTCAATCAAGGACAAGTTTACTCCTGCCTATTTCGCAAATTTGAAAAAGGAAAAGGAGAAGGAGAAGGATAGCGACGAAGGCTATAAGGAATTTGCAGATCGTCGTGCAAAAAGGGACAGCGACGCTGATGAAAAGCGCAATGGTGGCCGCGCCAAGAAGGCTGACGGCGGACCAATGATGATGGACCCACGTCTTGGCATTGTTAAGCCAAAGGCGATGGAATTTGGACAGAACGTCGTTACGCCGGGATTGAAAAAGGGTGGCCGCATTGCCAAACAAATTGGTGGTGCGTTGGGCAGGGGCCTTGCATCTGCCGCTATGGGAGCAATGAATCGTCCTATGACGCAACAGCCGCCTATTGGTTCAAATCCGGCGATGATGGGCCGTGGTCCTGCACCACAGGCTATGGCAAATGCTCAAGGCCGTCCGTTCCAGCCGGGTGGACGCTTTGCGCCGCCACCATCGCCATCTTCTCCTCTTCCACCAATGACAGGAACTGCTTCGCCGCTGACGCAGACAGGAGCAATGTCTAATTTGGCTGGGATGCAGCCATATGCTGCTCCATTGCCATCAATGACTGATTTTAATCAGCAATTGGCTAGTCGCACACCTATTACATCTGGGCTAAGTTCTACGCCTCTGACGCAAGAAGCATTGATGAGGCAAGCCCAATTGGCAACCATGTCTCCGCAAGATCAGTTTGCGTTTAACGCGCAACAAGCGGCGGCTTCTGGCAATCCATATCCTGCGGGCGCTTCTTTTGAATCGTCTTTAGGACCGCAAGGAATTACCGTTCCTATGACATATGCGAACGGCGGTCGTATTGCTCGCGCTCTTGGTGGCGAAACAAAAGCCAAACCAAAAGGTAAGGGCAAGACGAACATCAACATCGTCATTGCCACTGGCAAGCAGCAGCAGCCGCAGAGCATGGTTCCTGATGTGAATGCTGCTCCTATGGGGCCGCAGGGCATTCCGGTTCCCACACCAGCGCCGACAGCGCCAATGGGCGTTCCGCCTGTTCCTGCCGCGCCGATGATGGGTGGACCTGCTCCTTCGGGTCCAATGACACCGCCATCGCCGATGATGCCTCCAATGCCTCGCAGGGCGGGTGGCCGCGTCTCAAAGGTTGCCAAGTCGTTTAAGGATATGACGGCTGGTGCAGGTTCTGGTGAAGGTCGTTTGCAGAAGACCGATATTGCCAAGCGCGCTCCTCACAAGGCGGGCGGCAAGGTGTATCGCTCCTACAAGGACATGGATGCCGGAGCCGGATCTGGAAAAGGGCGTTTGGAAAAAACAGAAATCCAGACGCGCAAAAAGTAATTCGCGGTTTTCGTCCAACGGCCGCGAAGGGGCGGGGGTTGTCCCCCTTATACTCCCGCCCCACTTAACATGGAGACAACCAAGGGGGTCATATGCAAACTTTTCATAGCCGATACATGGCTGAATACAAAAAACTGATCGAAGCAGAAATTCTAAGATTAATGGAAAACCTAACAACCAATGGCGTAATTCAAGATTTTCCGGCTTTCAAAAACACCATTGGTGTCATTGAGGGTTTGAAAAGAGCGTTGGAATTTTCTGAAGAAGCCGACGCAATAGCAAATGGCAGAGACGAGTAAGGGGAATCAAATGCCGTATATGAAGATAAAGCATGATGTCGATCCGAAAGAAAAATTGCTCAAAGAATTGGGTGATCTTTCCTCGGTGGAATTGTTCAACAATCAAATTTTGTTGGCGGTGTATTTACGGCCGACAAAAACACAACTTGGTGGAAAAGATTTCTTTTTAACAGATCAGCATGTTGATGAGGATCGTTATCAATCAAAAGTTGGATTGTTGGTCAAAAAAGGACCAACAGCATTCGATGATACAACGGGCGAATGGTTCGCCGGAGAAACTTTCAATCTGCACGACTGGCTCGTTTTCCGCCCGTCTGACGGTTGGGATATCACTGTTCATGGGGTCTTGTGCCGCATTCTCAGTGACACACAAGTGAAGCTTCGCGCAAAAGATTGCGACGAAGTTTATTAATGGAGAATTGATATGGATGGCACTGAAGAACAAATCGAAATTGTCTTGGATGATCCGGCAAAAACGGAGCCGAGCAAGGATGAAACTGTCGTAGTGGTTGAAGACGAGCCACAAAAACAACTTGAGACACCTGAAGAGGCGCTCAAGAAGATGGAAAAGAAATTAAAGCGGCAAGAGAAAGAAAAGGAAAAGGCTGAACATGCTCGCGATATGGCAGAGCGCCGAGCAGATCAGTTGCAACAAGAGACGATTGAGAGCCGCAAATATGTGGCTTCTGCTGCTTACACGCAGTTGAAGACCGAGAACGACATGCTCAATGCAAAATATGCAGAGGCCATGGCGATCAGTGATTATGACGGCGCTGCTAAGTTGAACCAGCAGATCGTTATGAACGCGAACAAGATGATTCAACTTGAGAATGATCTTGAGCGGACGAAGTATGCGCAGCAAGAACAGCAAGGCAGTCAGTTAGATCAGATCATCAAGTCTGTTTCTCGCGAATCAGCCGAGTGGCTGAAGGAGCATAGGAGCGATCTTGATGATGCTCGGATGATTCGGAAGATGTTTCGAGCGCATGAGGACGCTGTCGAAGACGGAATTAAGCCGGATTCAGACGAATATTTCGAATACATCGAAGATCGTCTCGGCCTTTCTGACAAAAAACAGGCTCCAAGACGGGTTCGTGAGACTGAAAATGACGATGACGAGCCAATGTCGGCAGCGGCAAAGCCCGTTGCAAGGAAAGCGCCCCCTCCACCTGCTCCGGTTGAGCGGTATGGGAACCGTCCAAACGTCGTTCGGTTGACCCGAGCAGAGGCAGAAACAGCCCAAATGCTTGGAATGACAGAAAAAGAGTATGCGCAGCACAAACTTGCCCTTCAGAAAGAGGGCAAATTGCCGAATTAAGGAGAAAAATGATGTCTATTGATAACAATAAAGGCTCTGCGCGTAAGCCCCGCGCTCCAAAAGGTCTCTATCCTGACGATGATTTGGATTTTGGTGACCCGCCGTTGCCTGATCTTGATGATTCGGAGCCAAAAAAGAACGCGGCTCGTTCAGATGTAAGGCCAGCAATGCGTGAAGAAAGCCCTGCGGAGCGCGCCCGCAAGCGCGCGGCCGAAATTCGTGGCCATGCCGACTTGGATGAGGGAACGGATGAATTCTATGTGCCGCCAGACCTTATTCCGGACGGCTGGACATACGAATGGAAGCGCTATTCGACCTATAACCAGATCGACAGCAGCCATATCCGTGAATTGGAGCGTAAGGGGTGGACCTTTGTCCCCGCTGCGCGCCATCCGCAACTGGTCGCTATCGGTGATTCGGGGAATATCATCCTCCGGAAGGGTCTTGTTCTGATGGAACGGCCGACCGAAATCGTTGAAGAGGCTCGCAAAATCGAACGTCGCCGCGCGGCGGAACAGGTCAGGTCAAAAGAAGAGCAATTGGCTGGAACACCTGACGGAACAATGACCCGAGACCATGCGAAAGCGCGTCCGCAGATTAAAAAGTCTTACGAGGCTATTCCAATTCCGGACAAGTGAGACTAGGCTCAAGGTTCGTCGCTTAACACCCGACGGGTTTGTATGAGATGCATACATTCGGGATGACTTGGGGTCGGGCAACCGACCCCTATTTTTTGTGCTATACTGTCAGTGTCACTCTGTCCTTCTTGGGTGACTTCCTCCCTGACTTGGCCATCCTACGGGGTGGCCCTTTTCTTTTTCCAAAATAGGTCTATAATCCGCGCCAAGTCCAAGAGGCTGCCCTCCCCCGGTGTGGAGGGTTCATCTTCCCGGTTCACAGTCGCCCCGGTGTGCGATGATGGAACTTCCTTTCAAAAGGAGAAACCGTCATGGCCAATACTAATGCGCCCTTCGGTTTTCGTCAGTATCAGGGAACGGGTTCAGCACCCACCTATGAACAGGTCGCTATGACCATCGACAAGGATGACACGACCGCTGTTTATTACGGCGATCCCGTCTTCCCACTTAGCACTGGCTATGTTGGTTATGCCGCTCCCGGCACGACCCAGATCGCTGGTATCTTCTACGGATGCAAATATCTTTCGACATCGCAGAAGCGCACTGTCTGGTCCAACTATTGGCCGGGCTCGGATGCTTCTGATGACGTTGAAGCATATGTTGTGAACGATCCGAACGCCAAGTTCCTCGCACAGGCGGGCAATTCGTCCTCTGTTGGTCTTGTGTTCGGTGACATCAATGCAAACGTCCAGTTCGCTTATGGCACGGGCAATTCGTCCACGGGCATTTCTGGCGCTTACATCGACATGGCGGTATCGCCAGCGAACACAGCGACGCTTCCGTTCCGCGTTGTCAGCCTCGTGACACAGCCTCCGGGTGGACCCGGAACGCAGTCCGGCGCTTACAACTATGCAGTTGTTGCCTTCAACAACGTCTCGACGAAGAACACCACTTCGGTCGGCTAAGAGGAGTGAGGCCAGATGGCTGTCAATCTTTCAGCAATTAAAGACCTTCTCCTTCCCGGTCTCCGTGGAATTGAAGGCAAATACGAGCAGATCCCGTCACAGTATGACAAGATCTTCACGAAGCATGAATCGAAGATGGCGCTTGAGCGCACCGCAGAAATGCGTTTCCTCGGTCTTGCCCAGTTGAAGACTGAAGGTGGCCAGACTGCATTCGATAACGCTGCTGGTGAACGCTACATCTACAACCAAGAGCATACTGAAATTGCTCTCGGCTATGCGATCACCCGCAAGGCTATCGACGACAACCTGTATAAGAGCCAGTTCATGCCTTCGAACCTTGGCCTGATCGAATCATTCGCTCAGACAAAGGAAATCTACGGCGCGAACGTGCTGAACACGGCAACGACCTACAATGCGTCGGTCGGCGGTGACGGCAAGGCACTTATCGCAACGGATCACCCGATTGACGGCGGCACGATTGCCAACCGTCCTCTCGTGGACGTTGACCTGAACGAAGCATCGCTTCTCAACGGTATGATTTCGATCCGGACAAACTTCAAAGACCAAGCAGGTCTGAAGATCTTCGCTCGCGGCCGCCGTCTTGTCGTTGCTCCAGCGAACGAGCCTGTTGCAATCCGTCTTACGAAGACTGAATTGCGTCCGGGCACAGCAGATAATGATGTCAATGCAATCATGATGACGGCCGGGGGACTTCCGGAAGGCTACATGACCAACGACTATCTGACATCTGCATCGGCTTGGTTCTTGCTCACGAACATCGACGGTCTCTCCTACATGGAGCGCGTCAAGTTCGAAAGTGATATGCAAGTTGATTTCGTCACTGATAACCTTCTTGTGAAGGGCTACGAGCGTTATTCGTTCGGTTATTACAACTGGCGTTCGATCTTCGGATCGTTCCCGTCGTAATCAAATTGGGGCGGGGGTTGAACCCCGCCCTTTTCATCTAGGGTATTTGATCGCGCTGACCGCCCTAGCGGACTCTGCACAGACAGTGTGATCGCATCGTGCAGGAGGGTTCTATGGGAACCACTACATTTACTGGTCCTATCAAGGCTGGTGACATCCTCAACACGACCGGAACGACACCGGGCGATGATATGGCAAACGTAGGCTTCGTCGTTATGGCGCAGTCTGGAACTGTCAATCAGGCCACGAACATAGGTTCTGCTGGCGTGTATAAAACCGACATCGTTATTCCGGCTGGTAGCCAGATCCTCTCCATGTCTGTCCTCAAGACAACGGCATGGTCTGGAGCGGCAAACACCGTGAACGTCGGAACCAATGCAACGGCAACGCAACTTGCTGTCGCTGCGGATAACGATCTCAGCACAACGCTTGGCATTTCGGCCATTATTCCGGGCAACGACGCAACGCGCGTTGGAAACTGGAAAGATGTCGGAACGACGGACGTTCAGATTTACACAAAATCGACGAACACCGGAAACGGGGTCGGCGTTTTGACTGTCACTTATCTTCAGGCTCGCGATCTGACCTGATAGGACTTAGGAGGCTACAATGGGTGCTTACAAAGGCAAGGCTTCAACAATTCATGAAGCAGAAGACAAGACGGACGGCTTTAAGCGTGGCGGCAAGGCCATGAAGAAAGTCATGTCGGCCGCTGCAAAGGGTGATCGTCCTGCTCGCAAGTCGGGTGGTGGCGTATTTTCCTCCGCTGCGTCTGGAACGCCGCGTGGCAAGTGTTCTCATTACTGAGTAACTTGACCATTTGGGTTAACAGCGGGGGCCTTTGCGCCCCCGTTTGTCTGTGAGGGCAACATGGCAAAATCACCAGCATGGCAACGCTCAGAAGGCAAATCGCCTTCCGGCGGATTGAATGAAAAAGGTCGAGCATCACTTCGCGCGGCAGGGCATGATATTAAACGCCCACAACCCGAAGGTGGCTCTCGCAAAGATAGTTTTTGTGCTAGAATGACTGGCATGAAGCGCAAACTGACTGGTTCTGCAAAAGCCGCAGATCCAAACAGCCGCATTAACAAGGCTCTTCGCAAGTGGGATTGCTAACATGGCAGAGAAACCGTTCTGGGAAAAAGATGCCCCGAAAGACGCACAGTCAAAGCATCTGAGCCGTAAACAGGTTAAAATGGCGAAAGCCAAAGCGCGCGCCGCAGGTCGGCCGTATCCAAATTTGGTGGATAACGTAGCCGCCGCTCGCGCAGGAAAGGGCAAGTAAGATGCAGCCGATTACCGTATCAACAACGAGTGCAGCGAACGCGGCGACATTTAGCCGTCCAGTTCGCATGGACTCATGGGCAAATGGCGAAACGATTATCCAAGTGAAGGTCGCTGGAACAGCAAACTACACTGTGCAGGGCTCAATGGATGATCCGAACAGTGTTACTGATCCGGTTCCTGCCGCAAATATGACTTGGATTGATTGCGCTGCCACCGCTCTTGTTGCAGCAAATGCAAACGCGCAAGGCACACTTACGGCAACGCCAATCTTCTTGCGTTTGAAGCAGAACAGCGGCAATGGCACAGCAACCATGACGGTGGCGCAATTCAGCAACGCTCCACTTTAATAGGCGGGTTCAATGGCTACAAGCGGGACTTACACATTCAATCCGTCGCTTGGTGAACTGACGCTTTACGCCTTCAATCTTTGCGGGCTTCGGAACACTTCGCTTCTGCAAGAGCATATGGAATCGGCGCGCATGGCATCGAACCTGATGCTTGCGCGTTGGTCAAACCAAGGCGTTAATCTTTGGGCT